CTTCATTATTTGTATCCCGGAGGGGGCGCTTTTCTTTTGCCCCGTGTGCAAAACCTAGGAAATGTTAAGGTTCTGCTCGATAAAGACCTTCCAGTCTTCACCGAAGGATGGGCTTACGCCCATCTCGGAAGGGATATAGTTCCAACGTGAACTATACCTCTTCCTAACGGTGGTAGATCGTTGGGAATTTCCCCGAGTAACGACCTTGCCACTCCTAAGAGTACCCGCCAAAGCGGCCAACAAAACTGCGGATGGATTATCAATCCACCCCCGCAACTTCGGAGGTCGCAAACTGGTGTCTGATACTGAAAAAGAATTTTCAGCAACATGCACATAACGGTACAAAATACCGCCTGTGTACTTGTTGAAGATCTTCTTCTTCAAATGCGATTCAAAGACTTTTATCCCCGCTATGTCCTGTTCATCTAAAGGCACCGGCAAAAACCGGCAACCCTTCATGAGGAACGAGACAACGTGAGGAAGATAGAATCGATGTTTCGCAGACCAGACATTCAGCCTGTTGATAGCAGAGTACCTGTCGCACATGTCGTTGAGGCTTTTAATATAAATGCCCCTGACATTGTGGCCGTCGTAATAATCATGGCCACATGACTCGCGGAACAAGCCGTCGTTAAACGACTTATCTACGTTAACACTAAAGCCACATAGATACAATAGCCTGCAAAGCATGCCATAAGCACGCCTAACAACTATTATATCATCGCCAAAAACGGCGAAGTTGCCAAGTGACTGCCTACGAGGACACTTGATAGGAATATCAAGCGCTTTGTAGACACCGTAGACTAAGCTAGTAAAAAAGAGCGTCTGCAATGGGAACGTAAAAGCATTTCCCATGCTAGACACCATCTGCAACTCAACCTCGGTACCATCTGGAAGGACGGTTAAGGGTGACCTAGTCTTCAAAAGCCACGAGACTACATGGCTAGGGAAGAACTCTTTCACCACCCCGATAGACATCGAGTCAGAAGCGCTGGAGAGATCAATAGTACCAAACTCCCCAGTTAGTGACCCGAGCTGAGCTAGCTTTTGGTTTTTAGGCGGCTGCGTGCTGAGACTGATACCACTTGTCTCTTCAAGCCTACGCGTTATAACCTCAGCTATACCCTTCTGGAACAACATATTCAGAATGGGCTCAGTGCAAATGGTTCTGCTTATTTCCGTCGTCTTAGGAACAAAACTTAGGCGACTTCCTCGAACTAAATCTGTCACCCGATGTTGTGATCTAGTAGACTCAACGCTAGACCACGTAGGGTTAGGAGAAATAGCCTGCACATATAAATCATGCAGTCCCTGATTTGTTGCGGACATTCGAGAGGTACCTACTTTCGAAAGAAAGTCGGTACCGAAACTCCCGATATTCGCTCCGTTGCCAAGGTTCAAGCCACCGACAATAGACGTAAAGGTTAGAATGGGTTGATCTTCCCACTCGCCTTCAGGTTTTTTGTAAAAGAAGCGATTGATATAATCTTTCGCCTCACCGATGGCAATTGCCTCAGCTTCAGAACAACTGGATGTATCCATAGCAAAAGTAGCACAGGCTAGATTGATCTTTTCGAACAATTCTAGCGCTTTGCAGTTAGCTTCCGTATTAGTTTTCTCGCCAACAAATTTCTTGACGAGACTCCTACGGAGGTGCTGCGCGGCGAACTGACGCTTGCTAATGCCTGGGTAGGGGTCAATTGCCCCATTCCATCCAGAAGATAACAAATCGGAATCAAGTAAGACTGGTAGTAAGCCAGCGTAATCACGCATAGTATCTCCAGTGTGACGCATCCTTTAGATGACCTGATTTTACTCAGATCACCCCGAGTTTTCGTGCGGTTCATTGCACGCTGCGCCGAGTGCCTCAAAGAAAGTCTCAACCTTCAGATCAAATGATGCCTGTGACAAGAGTGTCACCGGCGCCAGCTGACTGTTGGCTAAGGGCTCCAATGTGGGCAGATAGCATAGCTCGGAGATTGGCAGGGTCAACTGTGTCGCTCCCGGCAGGTACGTCGATAATCGTCGTAACTTGCGCGTTAGCATATGGTTGACCCGCCAAAGGAAGAACACCCTTACGGGTGATCAGTTTAAAGGTATTACGCGGCACATCCTTCACCAAACCAGTCGTCGGGTTGGGTTTCCCAAGAAAACGGAAAACCTTAGGCCTAACGAAAGTCAAAGTAAAGGGCGAAGCTACCGAATGCGTAGTCACAAGGGCTTGCGTCCCGCCTAACGCCGTCACTGCATTTTGTTTCCCGTTATTATCCGGGGCATTATCTGCAGTTAAGGTATAGGTAGGAGACGTGAACCCAGTCTGCGCGGCCCCTGTTACGGGGCTAGTTAGTGTAAAAGACATAATACTCCAATAGAAGATTGAAGCTAGGTGATGTGGGGCACTTTTGTATTACCATGCCCCCCAATCCTATACTTCGACACTTGCGGATGCACGGTACGTGCCTGGGCTAGTAAAGCGGCTATGTTACCAAGTTGGCCGTTCGACAGATCCCCGGAGAACCTAAGGGTAGGGAAAGTTATCCCAGATCCAGAGGTTCTAATAACGTCCTTGCGCTTAAGTTCGAACTTGCCTGGATTACCACCTAAACTTGTGATCCAATCGGGTCCGTAGGACTTCGCCAACGCTGCAGGATCACACGAAAGTTGACCAGAATACTCGGTCGTCGTCCGTATGGTCTTGTTCACGTAAACTAGGTTCTTCGTATCCGTCACAACACAAGAAAGGATATCACCAATATTGGTGAAGTAATCCACGAGAAATGACCAGGGTAAAAGTTCCCATGCAGTAGGAATGAACTCGCTCGGTGTAAAACCGAACAGAGCCCAGTTATCCCACTGTGTCATTTCAGCTTGAGCCTTTAAAGCGCCCTTGTAGCGTACACTTACGGTCTCCTTCAATATTGCTTCAGAGTGCACCAGTAACTGGGGCGCTCCGCAATACGGTCTGGTACCGTGATCGTACACAGGGTCCAATTCATTGCTTCGGTCGTAATAGGTCTCGAAACCGCGCGAAAGTTTCCTAATGCGCGGCACTTTTCCTAAACGCAACCAAGCTTTAGCCCCATCTTCTAAATCGGAGATGAGGGGAACCCAACCAAAGGAGTACTCAAGCCAGAGTCCGCCGAGCTTCTGACGCCAACCAGTGGGAGATGCCCGTTTCGCCTTTTGGACGGCACGGGTGTAATCTCTTGCATGGCCGTAGAGTGCACCGGCAGGTCTGCGAATCATATGCAAAGCTTCACCTAGCTCTCCGACAAAAGTTGGTCCGCTGACTTGGACCGCTTCCTGACGGATTGCCTTGTAAAACTTTACAGCTGCTTGGCTGTCTGTAGAAGAGACCGGTTTCACTGGTGCTTTAGGGCGCCGATCCAACTGACCGTTACTCACGGCCAGAGGACCGACACCTTGACGCACAAATGTGTACCGCGGGTCTACCTTATACGTACCTGTAGCAAGGATAGTCCCAAACTGATACCAAATGCTATCCAAACGAGCAGTCATGTTTGTCGTAGCATTTTCTCCTCTTGCAATCTTCTCCCGCCAGTTCGCGAGTCGAGTGCCAGTCCGAGTTTCAGTTCTCGTAATAGTTTGGGGTACTTTCCAACTATACGGAACTGAAGTTGTCGGAGTGGTATCGACTCCCGTTCCAACGGAAGTTGCGCTCCAGGAGTATGACCTATTCTTCAAAGGCGGATCCGAAAAGGTAAAATCCCTCTTCGGACGCCGCCTAGGAAGTCTAGGATATCGGCCAGTCGTCACTTCTTCAAAGTGGTGGTTGCAGTTGCAGCCGCCTCTTTGGCGTTGAGACTATCGAGATAAGTATCCACGATAGTCCGTGACTTTGCTACTGATGTTTCGTCAGTAGCAACGGCACGCATCTTAGAAGTCGTGATTTGATCGACTCCGGATACCCCAGTCCAAGCACCAACGCCAAACAACCCGGCGGCGGTGCAAACGGCCAGGGTCTTCTTCATCGTATCAAACATAGATTAACTCCTAAGATAAGTCAACGACAGACTCAAAGTTTTATGTCTATGAAGGCTGTTCGAGCCGAGTAGACAGAAAGAATGGTAGATATAATTGATGGATCAGCGTTCGGGGTCTCCCCTGAACGATGTCACCACCAAATTCGGTTCCACGAGGAATTTCCTGTTTCCAGGTTTTACTCCAAAGAAGTTCCGAGTCTACCAACCTTAGTTGCCGAGATGTTGCCTCCAGATGTATTGCTAGTCTGTAGACAAGTCCCGTCACACCATAGTCCTGGGGCATTATAGTTTAGCTCCTTGCTTTCGCAATTGGAAGGACCAGACAGTATAGAAACTGTCAAAGGGACCCTCGAAAGAGG